GCGCGACCCGTACACGCAGTTGGCCGGCCGGGTCCGGCACCCGGGGGCCCGCGTCCTCATGTGCGTGTTCACGTACACCAACGAGGGCGACACGACGCGCGTGTACCGGGAGTTCCACTCCGGCGCGCCGGACCACGCGCTCTACACGGTGCCGACCGCGGAGAACCCGGTCGCGCGGTCGTGGGCCGAGTCGGTGCGCGGGAGCCTTCCGCCCGAGCTCGCGGCGCAGTACTTCGACGGCGTGGCCGCGTCGCTCCGCGGGCAGAAGGTCTACCCCGTGTTCGACGAGCGCGTCCACGTCAGTCCCGCGCTGCGGCTCGCGGCCGGCGCCCCGGTCGACGTGTCGCTCGACTTCAACATCGCGCCGGGCATGCACGCCGAGGTCGGCCAGTACGACACGGCCGCAGACCGGTTCGTGGTGGTGCACGAGATATACGCGCCCCGCCTCGATGTCCGCGGCCTGGTGCAGCGTTTCGTGGCGCTCGGGCTGAAGGCGCCCGAGGTCCGGGTGTTCGGCGACGCGGCCGGCCGCGCGCAGTGGGCCGGGACGGGCGAGACCTGTTACGATATTTTCTTCGAGGGCCTGTCGGACGCCGGCGTGCCGGCGCGGTCGCTGGTGCCGCTGTCCAACCCGCCGGTGGTGGACCGCGTCAACGCGTTCAACATCGCGCTGTCGGACCTGCGCGGGCGGCCGCACTGGGCCTGTCACCCGTCGTGCCGCGAGCTGGTCAACGACCTGCGGGAGATGCGGCGAGACAGGGACGGCCAGATAGACAAGGCGGACGCGAGGCTCAGCCACGCGGCAGACGCCGAAGGCTACCGCGTACACTTCCTGCGTCCGATATCGTCGCTGCGCGTCCGTCCGGGGAAGGTGGGCGTATGAAAGAGATAGTGTTCACGGTGGCCCCGTTCTCAGAAGACCTGGCGGCCCGGTTCGCCGAAGAACGTAACCGGTTCAGGGGCCTGTGGCCGGCACGGCCGACGGCGATATGGTTCGAATGTTTCTATGGCGACGCGGTCCGTTTGCGGGAAGAGTTGGCCCACGTCGCCGGCCTGCCGGAGACCGATGTCGTGTGTCGTAGGGAGAAGACGTTGAACGACGGCGCGGCGCGCGTCGGAGTCGTGGGAGAATAGAGGTGAGAGTTTTAGTGTTAGCGCGCGGCGGCCTCGGCAACGGCGTCCAGGCTACGTGCGTGCAGCGCGCCCTGTCGGACGCGGGGGAGACGGCCGAGTTCCACCTCGTCGGTTGCCTGTATCCGCCGGCGGTCCGGAAGAGCCTCTTCCACCGGTACGCTACTACCACGCGGCGCTACGAGGGCGTCGTGGCGGTGGGGTGGGCTGGTGCGCTCGTCGGCGGGCGCAGGTGGAACGGCCTGCCGGTGCTTAACGACCCCGCGAGACAGCGAATGTCGTTCGACCGGTCTGAGGTCGACGTGTGCGCGTCTGCGCTCGACGACCTGGGAGTCCCCAGGCCTCCGGCGCGCGGGCTGGTGAACGGCGCTGCCGACGGAGAACGGTTCGAGTTTGTTTTCGCCGCCGGCCGGTTCGACGGCCGCTGGTCTCTGAAAGCGTGGCCGGGTTTCGCCGCGCTGGGGGAGATGGCGGGCTCGCGCGCCTGCTGCATAGGCGCGGCCGCGGGAGAACGGGTCCCGGGCGTCGTCGACAAGACGGGCCTGCCCATGTCGGCGTCGCTGAACCTGTTGGCGGGCGCCGGGTGCGTGGTGGCCACCGACTGCGGCATGTACCACGCGGCGTGCGCCCTCGGCGTGCCTACCGTCGTAGTGTTCACTTTCACGTCGACGGTTAAGAACTGGGACCCCGAGTTCCATCGCACGGCTACTGTTGTCAGCGTTGGCCTGCCGTGCCAGGCAGACTGTCAGAGAAACGGAGGGTGGCGAAAATGTCAGAACCTGCAGTGCCAGAACGTACTGCCGGAGAGCGTGTGGACGCTGGCGAACAGACTCGCGGGCAGTTCAAGTTTATCGGCCTGAGCCTCGCGGGGAGCGCCCCGACGGCGAAGGCGCTGCCGGGCACGTTCTCGCTGTACCGGCAGATGCGGTCTAACCCGAGCATAGCGCTGGCGCGCGCCGCGGCCACGGCCCCGATACGCGGCGCCAACTGGACGGTGGCGTCGTCGGACGAAACCCGCCGCGAGTTCATCGAGAAGATGCTAGTCGCGCTGTGGCCGCAGCTAATACGCAACACGCTGTTCGCCTTCGATTACGGGTTCCAGGCCTTCGAGAAGATATGGAAGTACGCGGATGGCCTGTACGCGCTGGCTAAGTTAAAGCCGCTGTTGCCGGACCTGACGACGGTACGCGTAGACGACTCGGGGCGGTTCGCCGGGGTGAAGAATCTAAGCGTCGGCCTCGCCCCGGAGAAGTGTTTCGTGTACACGTACGACGAAGAGGCCGGGAATTTCTACGGGCGCTCGCGCCACGAGAACGTCAAGGCAGTCTACGGGCAGTGGCTCGAGGACATGGTCAAACAGGGCCAGTACCGGAAGCGCGTAGCCGGGACGATCCCGCTGGTGGAGTACCCGCCCGGGGAGAGCGAGACGCAGTCGGGCACGATGGACAACTTCGACGTGGCCAAGAACGTCCTCGCCAAACTGGGCAGCGGGGACGGCGTCGTCATGCCGAACACGCTCGCCGCGTTCGCGGAACAGTTCATGCGGCGCGGCGGCGACCCCGGCGGGTTCCGCGCCTGGAAGATATCGTTTCTCGAGCCGAAGATTGCCCACGGGGACGAGTTCATATCGGGCCTTCGCCACAAAGAGTCGCTGATGTTCCGCGGGTGGCTCGTCCCGGAGCGGGCGGTAACGGAGGGCCAGGCTGGCACTAAGGCGGAGGCGGAGGCGCACGGAGACGTAGCCATCACCATAGCGGACCTAGAGTTCCAAGACATCGTGCGGGCTATCAACTGGTACGTGGTAGACGACGTGCTCGCCGCCAACTGGGGCGAGGAAGCGCGCGGGTCGGTCGAGATAGTTCCGGCCGGCCTCGGCGAGCGCGAGCGCGAGACGCTCCGAGCGCTGGCTCTCGCCGTATTCGGCAACCCGCAGAACGTAGACCTGCTCCTGTCGCACGTGGACCTCAGGGCGCTGCTCGATGGTGTGGGGCTCCCGCAGCCGGAGGGCGACGGGACGGAAGAACTTTGGCGCGGGGCGAAGCGCGCGGTGAGGTCGCTGAGATGAATCCGGCTTATACTCTGTCGGCGAGGAAAAACGTGGGCGAGCTGCGGAGGCTCGAGGCGCGCGCCTCGGCCGAACTTCAGGCGACGATACGGCGCGTTCTCCCGCGCGTGCTGCGAGAACCCGCTGTCGCCGTCGAGACTCTGCGGGCCGGCTGGCCAAGCGTGGAAGAGGAGCTGCACGAGATCCTCGCGGCCGGACACTTGTACGGGTTCTGGGCGGCGCGGGGCGTTCGCGAAAAGACGCTGAGTCTGTACGGCGACGCCGCCAAGATAGCCCGCGCGAGAATGCGGCTCACCGACGCCGAGCTTAAACGGGTCGCAGAAGCGTACGGCAACGAGGCGGCGCGCGTGCTGAGGGCAGCTTCGGCCAGCGTAGAACGGGCCGCCCAGAAGGCGGTCGCCGAAATAGTGGAGAAACAGATGCACGTCTCGGAGGCGACGGCGTACCTGCGCGACAGGCTCGCGGCTGCCGGGTTCTCAGACCACAGGCCGTACCTCTTCGAGACGCTCGCCAGGACGGAAATACAGTTGGCGTACGCGGCGGGCCGCGAGGAGATGTACGCGCAGCCCGACGTAGACGCGGCGCTGTGGGGCTTCGTGTACGTTACGGCCGGGGACGACCGCGTGCGGCCGAACCATGCAGCCTTAGACGGCGTGACGCTGCCGAAAGATGACCTGCTGTGGGACAGTATATCGCCGCCTAACGGGTTCAACTGTCGCTGTCAGAAGATACCGGTGTTCGACGCCGAAGAGACGCGGGCCCCCGAAGACATGGAGATAGACGGCGTGATGACCGCGCCGAGGCCAGACGACGGGTGGGCCTGGAGCCCCGGGAACGCTTTCCGGCCGCTGGGCGCGCGCGGCGTAAAATTTTCGGCGGTGTCTGAAGATGTCCTTACATTGGCCCGTTCTAGACGTACTATATAAATAGGATGGAGGGCATGGAATGCCGTACGCGAATGAACACGCGGCTCGACTTCAGCCGCCGGGCAAGTATCGGGACTACCGGCGCACCGACGGCGGCAAACTGTACGACAAGATACGGGTGCCGAAGACGGTGTCTATTTTGTGGGCCAAGGTGCCCGAGGGCGTAGTGCCGCAAGCCCTGCGCTTCCCCGTCGAGCACTGGACGGTTTCCGCCGCGAAAAAGTGGCTCAGGGACAACGGCGTCAAGTACCTGCTTTTCGAGCCGGCGAAGAACGCGGCGCGAGACCGTTACGATTTTCCGGCCGGCGAGAGCGCCTTTCGCGAAGGCGCCGAGCGGACTAAGAACGCTGCCGGGGCGCCGGTGCAGTCCTTCTTCAAAGACGTGATACGGGTAGGTACGTTCTACCATCCCGAAGAGGGCTGGTACCTCGCGGTAGACCAAGAGAGAATTGACTGTTGGGTGGCGGCTTTCAGGCGCATGAGAGACAACGGCGTTGACGTCGAGGTCGTGGTGGACCATAAGTCGTCGGCCGAGAAGATCTTCGGCTACGTCAGGGACCTCTTCCGAGACAACGACGTGCTGTACGCCCGCGTCGAAATGGTGGGCGAGGGCATCGAGCTCGCGAAACGGGTGCGCAACGTGTCGGTGTCTGTCGTGCCTAACTACAAAGACGGTGTGGGCAACTCGTACGGCGAAGCTATTTCGCACGTCTCCCTGGCGCAGCAGCCAATAGTGCCCGGCCAAGAAGAATTTCAGGCGATAGGCTACGCTGCCTCTCGCGTAACAGAGACTGAGGAGGATGATATCATGGACCTGAACGCATTGGCGAAGATTATCGGCAAGGACACGCTGGACGACGAGACCGCGGTGGACACCGTGCGCGAGTTCGTTGCGTCTCTTCAGCGCGACAAAGATGACCTCGGCAAACGGCTCACGGCTCTCGAGGCCAAGATCGACCCCGACACGGTCGAGCTCGCGGCTGCCACGGTCGAGGAGCGCGTAGAGTCGCTGTTCACTTCTGGGAGGATCGGCCGCAAGGCTGCCGACGCGCTGAAAGTCGCGCTGGTGGGAACGGCGGAAAAGCGGGCGACGTGGTCGCTCGCGCGGCAGGGCGACTCGAGCCCCGCGAGATCGGTGCTCGATTCTCTTGCGCTGAAAGACGAGAGGCCCGCCGGCGGGCGGACCGGCGTGCAGGACCTCTCCCGGGCCGTGCCCGATGGCGAAGCGCTGCACGACCCCGAGACGATGAAGGAGATGATAGATTTAGCCGGCGGACCCAAGACGTAGCGGCGCCGGAAAACACGGGCCAGGTACACGGAGGATAGAACATGAGTCCTGATTACAATGCCGTTCCCGGTATGGGAACGGAACGCGAAGCCGGCTACCGCGCGCTGCTCAAGACCGACAGGGGCGCGGTGCTGAAGCCCGGCGGCGTAGTGGTCGACGGCTCCCTGTCGCGAGACCCCGGGAACACGGGCGACGTAGACGTGCTCCGCGCCGGTCTCATCATCGGGAAAGTGATGGCTTCTGGCCTCTACGCGCCCAGCATCATCGGCGTGCTGCTGCACGACGAAGCGCTGAACTCGGTAGCGCTGGAGGTAGACCCCGCGGTGGCCGTTGAGCTCGTGCGGCGCATCGGCAGTTCGGGTACCTTCGGTCTCTACGGGAACGCGACAGCCGGCGGCGATTGTTCGACGATACAGGTGACGTACAGCGCCGTGGACACCGTAACGGGCGTCATCACCTGCAGCGCGCTGAGCGCGGCGCGGATCGCCGGTTCGTATCTCATGCCAGAAGACGGCTCGGAAGTCCCGGCGGGGTTCGTCGGCGACGGCTACGGCGTGAAGGTCACCGACGAAGACAGCGCTAACATCGACGCGCAGTGCCCGAGCGTGGTGATAGGCGGGTACCTCGACCACGACACGGTGGTCAACTACCCGGCCGACACGGGGCTCAACGCGTACCTGCGCACGTGGATGGTGGTGCGCGGGTTGTACGTTACGTTCGACGACATATCGTAGTGTCGTCGTTTTCGTGGAACTGACGGAGGAGGACGGAGAATGAAGACGCTTCTTCAAATCCTCGGCGGGCGGAACTTAACGGGTGTGATTCAGGGAGTCAAAACGGGGCTGCCCGACGTGGTGCCTCCGGCCTTCCTGACCGCTACCCGTACCGTCGAGGGCAACACAGGTTCGTATTTCAAGGTGAACGGCACGCGCCAGACGGCGCGCATTGTCCAGTACGGCTCGCCGTCGGAGCGGCGGGCGCAGAGAGGCGTGACCGAGGTGCCGATACGCCTAATCCACACGTTCGAGCACATCAACCACCTGCCGGCCACGCTCATCAACCTCCAGTCTATGGAGAGCGAAGCCAAGCAGCGGCTCGGAGAAGAAGAAGTCGCCAGGCAGACGCGCGAGTTCTCGGCGCTGTTCGAGAATTTGCGCAAGGCGGCCATACAGTCGGCCATCGCGCTCGGGCACGTGTACGTTGACGCCGAGGGCAACCTCTTGGCGTCGGCGGTCGGCGCGGCCTACGAGATAGATTTCGGCGTGCCCGCCGACAATCTCGGCCAACTCGACGGCCTCATCGACGGGTCGTGGGACGACCCCGACACGGACATCGTCGGACAGGTAGAGGCGCTGAAGCGCACGTCGCTTCTCAACACGGGGTACCCGCTGGCATACGCGTTCTACGGGGAGAATATCCCGGGCTACCTATTCAACAACACCACGCTGGCCGGGGTCATCAACGGCAACCCCGCCTACGCCAACGCGGTCGGGCAGGGCACGATACCGCAGGGCTTCCTCGGGTTCACGTGGATCTCGGCTGCGGCATTCGGTTTCACAGACAACGACGGCGTCGTGCAGACGCTGTTTCCGGCGGACCAGGTGACGTTCACCCCCGCCCCGTCTGCCGACTGGTGGGACCTCATCGAAGGCACGTACCCCGTGCCCGACACGCTGGGCCTCGGCGGTTCGACGGGCGAAGCGGCGCTGATGAACATATCTCTCGCGAAGGGCATGTTCAGTTACGCCGAGATAACGGCGGACCCCGTGGGCGTTAAGCACATGGCGGGCGACACGTTCTTGCCTGTCATAAAGGTGCCCGGCGCGGTGTTCATCGCGGACACCTGTTTCGTGGCGCCTACGACCACTACCGAAGCGGCCACTACGACTACCGCTGCATAGCAGCAGGTACCGGCGAACGGGGAGAGGCGACGAGTCGTTTCTCCCTGTTCTTTACGGAGACGCAGATGTACGCCGCGGAAGCAGACGTAACTAGTTATTTCGGCGAAAGCAACGTAGCCCGCTGGAGCGACCCGGAGAACACAGGCGTGCCAGCCGTCGATTCGGACGCGGTAACTGAGGCGCTCGACTGGGCAGACGCCGAAATAGACTCGACGTTCGAGGGCACCCGTTACGAGGTTCCGCTGACAGTCAGCGCCACGGTGAAGAACTGGTCGGTCCGGCTGGCTGGAGTTTACCTTTACAAGAAACGGGGCCTCCGTGAGACAGAGTCGCCCGACGACAAGATGGCTTCGATGGAAGAAGGTGTACGCAACGAGATGGCCGCGTTCGTTTCGGGCTGTCGAAATTTACCGGGAAGTAGAGCGCATGCGCCCGATATCGTATAAGCTCGATTTGAGACCGTTGGACCGCGTAGTGCGCGACGTGCGCGCCGCGTGTCAGCGCGCCGGCACCATAGAACCGATGGACCGGTTATTTTCTCTGTGGGGGGTGCGGTACTTGGCCTTCGCTAAACGACGCTTTTCGACGTTTTCTCGCGGCGGAGGGGACTGGCCGCCATTACGGCGAGCACGGCGCCGGGTGGCCAGGCCTACCTGGAGCGGGCCGCGGAAACACGCCATTCTCGTAGACACCGGCACGCTGTTCGGCGCGCTCGATATCGGCGCGCCGGGGAATCTCTACCGGCGGACTTCGGGCGGGTTCGAAGTGGGGTTCGGCGGGCCGGCGCGCCACCCCAAAGGCCGGCTCACCATAGCCAGGCTCGCTGCCATCCACAACCAGGGGCTGCCGCCGGTCCCCCGAAGACAGATAATAGTGTTGCCCGATTCACAGACGGCTAAAGGCATGAAGGCCGACGCCGTGGCGATGGCGCAGAAGACGATGGCCCGGTACGGCAAGAGGTCGAGATGAATAACCCGCTGACAGACGTGTACGACGCGCTGTGGGACGCGCTCGAGCGGTCGCCGGCCGTGGCCGGCCTAATACAGCCTGGGAACCGCGTAAAGTTGAACCGGTACTCGCCGTTCAAGGAAACGCTTCAGCCGGGAGATGCGCCGGAGCTCGTGGTAGTGCCAGTCGGCGGGGTCGTTCACGTAGGCAAAACGTCTACGCACCACGAGGTAATAGCGTCGTTCGGCGCGCTGCTGTCGACCACAGATTACCGGGCGCCGTTCATGCTCTTCCCGGCGACGTGGGCTGTGCTCGCGGCTATTGCCAGTAACCCGAGTCTAGGCCTGTCGTACGTGTACGGGTGCGAACTCGACGTGGGCGCCTTTAGGCCAGACGGCGGAGAACAGGTGTTGCCCCGCGAAATACGGGGCTGGGCCTTACTGTTGACGGTCAACTACCGGCTCAAGATAAGCCGAAAGGAGATGGAAGAATGGACCTTACAGGCAACATAAAAACGTCTGTGCAGATGACCGGGACCTTGGCGTACGGTTTAGGCACCGTCATCAACCCGCTTACCAAGCAGATAAACTTCGCGTTCTCCGACGGCAACGGCGAACAGCAAGCGAACCTAATGTGGCACGACGACGTATCGGTAGCCATAGGCGCGCCGCAGACTATCGATTTGCAGGACGGTTCGCTGAAAGACCTCAACGGGAACGCCGTAGTGTTCGGCTCGGTGAAGGTTCTCATCGTGCAGAGCGCTTCGAGCCGGACGACCGGGTCTAGTCTCAAAGTCGATGGCGGCGTTGCCGACCCGTGGTACGGGCCGTTTCTCTCCGGCGACGCTCTCAACGTTAAGCCGGGCGGCGCGGCCATATTCGTCTGCGATACAGCAGAGGGCTGGGAGGTGTTAGCCGCCAGAGCTACCCTGCGGTTCACGAACAACAATGACGGGGCCGGCGCGGTCGACGTCAACATCATAGTCATCGGCGACGCGTACATAGCGCCGACTACCACTACGGCCGGGGCAACTACGACGACCGGGGTGTAGACTTGAACTCGAAAAATGGAGGGCTGAACAATGGCGGGTCCGATAAGCGGTAAAAGCGGCAAGGCGTACTACACGCCGGAAGGAGGCGCGAAGACTGAGGTGCTCGACGTGCGGTCGTGGAAAGTTTCGCGGCTGTCAGATAACAAAGAGTACGCGTCTTCGAGCACGGCTGGCTGGAAGAAACGAGTAGCCGGAAACCGCGACTGGAACGGGTCGTTCGAGGTGTACACACAAGACGGCGACCTCGCTCTAGGGTTCGATGAGGGCGACAAGGTCACCCTTGAATTGCTGTCTGATACCGGGATGACGTTGACTGGCCCGGCTATAATCGACAGCATCGACGAGGACGTACAGGTAGAAGGCGGCGACCCGACGGCGGCTACGGTCAATTTCTCGGGAGACGGCGAGTTTACTATTGCGTAGAATACGCGTAGAACGGGCCTAGGGGGCCGGTAGAGGCCATTCGAGGCGCCCGGCAATGGGTTTATACGGGTAGGCCGATTTCAAGGGGTTAGACGGGCGCGCGAACCTTAAGAACGTATTTTTGGAGGCCGTGCAATGGAACTGGCGAACGCGAGTAACGCCCCATCTTCTCAGGTCATCGGGGGCCACGAGGTTAAAATTACGGGACTGTCTTGGGCTGACCTCGGCATTTTCGAACAATGGATGCGGTCCAATATCGTAGAAGCGGCTCGTACAGCCGCGCAAAACGCTGCGTCGAAAGAAGAGAAGAAACTCATTTTCTCCGAAGCGTTTCGGGTTGCAGCATCGCTCACGTTCGTGGTAGAAGATGCTGTCACCATACCACTAGGTGGACTGTTAGAAATTGCGTATTTAGCACTTCGTCGTCATCAGTCCGACCTGACGCCCGCCAAGGTATCTGATATGTTCGTCACGCGCGAAAGTTTAATGCAGGTAGTCGAAGAGACGTTTCGTCTGTCGGGCCTATTGGGAGACGAAGGGGCGCGCCCTACCCGGGGCGAAGCTGGAGCTTCAGCCGGCTCTGCAAACAGCTCTGCGAAAGTTACGGATGGACCCTCGAACAAGTGACAGAACTGACCCCGCTTCAGACGCAGATAGCATTGGGCCACGAGATAGGCCCGATTCGGCGCAGGGAGAGATGAAATGGGTTTCACGCTCGGCCAGGCGACAATCCAGTTCAACGGGAACGCCGCGGGCCTGAACGCGTCTGTCGCGTCGATACGTCAGCGTCTCGGGGCCGCGCTGTCTAATATCGGATACCGGTCTGCGTGGGCGTTCGGCATTCTCGCGGCAAAGACCGGGTACGCGCTGCACGCAGCGGCGGAAATGCAGCGAGAAACGAGCCTCTTAGCGAGCCAGGTTCGCGCGACGGGCGGGGCTGCCGGCTTTTCGGCCGAACAACTGATAGAATATGCCAACGGTCTTAAAGCCGTTACGGCCTACGGGCGAGAAGAACTCTATCGCGGGCTGTCTATCATGTTAACATTCCCGAAAGTTACCGGCGATATGTTCAAAGCGGCGTACGAGGCTTCTGTAGATATGGCTGCAGTGATGGACCGCGATATCAAGACTTCTGTGATAATGATAGGCAAGGCCATGCAAGACCCGACCGTAGGCATGATGATGATGCGCCGCGTGGGCGTGAACATCACGCGCGACCAGCAGAAGATGATAGCGAACTGGGTTAAACAAGGCGACGTGTTAAAGGCGCAACGGTACATACTGGCCGAACTGAACCGAGAGTTCGGCGGCGCAGCTAAAGCTATCGGCTCTTCGCTATTCGGCCGGTTGACTAGACTTCGCAGAGACCTCGGACATCTGTTCGAAGACTGGGGAATGGCGCTGGTACCGCTATTCAACTTCATCGAGAAGGGCGTACGGCCGGCACTGGTCGCCGTGACGAAATGGATAGAAGGCCATAAAGCGCTGGTGTCGATGTTCACGGGCCTCGCTCTCGCAGCGACGGGCCTGGGCGTTGCGTTCGGCGCGGTAAGCTTCGCGGTCGGCGCGCTGTGGAGCGTCATAGCGCCGCTGATAGGCTCGCTGGGCTTAGTTCTAGCGGTCATCGCAGCTTTAGGTAAGGCGCTGTGGAGGGCGGCCGGGCCGGGCCAGACGTTCGCCGATAAACTGGTTACTATTAGACGGGGGCTCGCCGAACTCTGGGCGTGGTTGTCTCCACTCGTCGGCGCAATAGTCGATTTTTCTCGCGTGCTGTGGAACACGGCTGTCATCTTTTTCGAAGCCGTCGTAAAACAATTCAAAATATTCTGGGGAGTCGTGGGTCCGGGCACCGAATCGGCGCTAACAGGTCTGCGCGATGTTATAGTAACTACGCTGAAAGGCCTCGCTTTCGCGTTCATAAATTGGGAAGAAATTGCCGTGTACACGATACTCTACGTGCAGGCGGCGTGGCGTACGATGGTGAATCAGATTATCTTTACAGCCACGCACCTCGGAGACTATCTGAAATATTACGGCGAAGTCTGGTTCTCGTTCTGGGAAGACGTCGGAGCGAACTTTACCGTGTGGTACTACCGGATGAAAGGCCAGGCCGATGTTGCCGGCGAATACCTGTGGAGGGCTGTCGCCCGCCCGCCAGGGCTCGACCGCGAGATAGACGACACGGAAGCCGCGCTGTGGAACGCGGTCGACGAAGTCGGCGATAAACTTCTCGAGAAGTGGCGCACGTTCGAGTTCGGTAAAGTCGCGTGGCCCGATTTTTCGGCGCTGTTCGGCGGCGAAGAACCGGAGATACCGGTAAAGCCTAATTTCGTAGAGCCCGATACCGTTTCTACCGTAAAGGTGAAACCGAAGTTCGTGGGCCTAGTCGAAGCGTGGAAAGAATTCCAGGCTGCTATCATCAAGCCGCTGAAGACCGCCGTAGATATGTCGTCCGAAGACGAAGAACTCGTGGCGCTGAACCGTCAGCAGCGGGACATACTCGACGACAGTCGGTCTTACCTCTCGATAATTTCTAAACGGGTTTCAGCCACGGCTAAATACGGGTAAACTATGATAGGCGAAACGATACTTTGCACGCTCACTGTCGCGCACGAAGAATTGGACGGCTATCCTACCGAGAGTTGGGAGCCGATATTCTCTGCCGCGCGCAAACTGAAGTGCGCGTGGGCCGACCGGGCCCAGTTAGTCAAAGAGCTGTTAGGCTACAAGCTGCCCGGTTCTAAGACTAACGTAGAGCCGCACGTCTACCCCTACTGGGACCCCGCCCTCACGTCGCGCAAGCCCATAGCGCTAAAGATTAGCGTCAGCCCGTTCGGGCGTATTTCCGACGGCGGCTTGGGGCAACAGTCTAACTACCTGCACGCCGTGCTGGACGTGACGTACGAGGTGCCGCAGTACACGTTTAGCGGAGATGGAGAGACTACGCCGCTCGTCGAAGAGACGTTCGAAGGCGCTGGCGAATTCTTGACGCTGCCCAACAAAGGCATGACGTGGGGCGACAATACGCCTCTCGAAGAGGCAGAAGCGCCCGGCATTCTCTACAGAATGCTCGACTACACGTACACCCGTCACCTGGTAGAAGTCATCCCGGCGGCCGCGCTCGATTACATGGGTTGCGTGAACAGCGCGGCCATGACGATCAATGCGATTAGCGTCGCCGTGGGGCCAGAGACGGTGCTGTACACGCAGCCGACGTTCGACCGGACGATAACTGCCGACGGGGCGTCGCGCTTCAATCTGACGTACCGCTTCACAATAAAGCCGACGGGCTGGAACAAGTACCGGCGCCACGGTTCTACAGACCCAGAAGACATCTACTATAATGGAATACTGTACAAGCCTTACCCACTCGCCGATTTACTGGGGTTGATGGCATGAGACCCGACCGCAGTTTCAAGCCGGTTAAGCCCGGCGACCCGATACTCGCCAGCGAAGAGAGCCAGATGCGTGGGCTGTTGGCCCAGATGGCGTCGCTCCTCGGTATAGACGGGGTAGCGGCTGGGCGATTTCTCGGTTTCCGAAAGCCGTTACGGTTCGAAGGCCTCGTGGTAGTTAAAATCGTAGACGCGCACGAGGAAATAACGAGCCGTCGACGGTGGCGGTACACGGTGCAGCCGCTCGAGAAGCTCGAAACCGAGCCAGAGGTGTGGGTAAATCACAGGAGCCTCTTGTCTTCGGACTACGGTTACAACGGGTTCGAGCTCGCGTCCGCCACGGCCACCCCAGACCTCGCGCCCCTGCAGGCCGACCTCGTGGCCCCAGCGTTGCGGGTGCAGACCGTAGACGGCGATGGAATAGGCGTCACGGAGTACTGGGTGTGCGTGCCCAACCAGTGGTATGGGACGAGCGGCGACACGTATTACCACGACGGAGACCGGATAGTGCGTCTCGCCGCGCCAGCGGTCAACTCGTTTCTGGGGTTCGACCACGACGCCGACGGCGACCTCGGGTTCGTCGGCAGCCATACGCCTAAGTGGGTCGGGGTTACGAAGTGCGTGACGCCGCCGACTACTACGGCAACGTGAGGGCGCCGCCGTGCCAGACTACGGAGCAATGACGTACGGCGGAAAACTCCTTATAGTAGACGGCAAGGTCGCCGTATCCGACGAGTGCTGTTGCACCACTACCGAAATCTGTTGGGACTGTTGGGTAGAGTACCCCTGTTCCGGTTGGCCGGACTGTTACCTGATTCGTTGGCCACTGTCGGAGATGACCGGTTTCTGTCACTGCGTAGACGACTGTGACATCTGCGTACAGAAGTGGGACAACGGCGTTCTGTGCCGGTGGCGGTACACGCCGGGCTCGGAAGGCTGGGCGGATTGCGGCGCGCCGCAGTACCCGTGTCCGATGGTCTACCACGCGTTTCTCACTCCGTTCGCCAACTACTGGGGAGACGGCCGGTGTTACTGGCGGGTGATTATCGACTGTCACGGGCTCGGCGACGCGGCGTACTGGAGCGACTTCAGTTACGACTGCCCGATGTCTCAGGACCCCAGTCTATCGAGCCCCGTCGGCACGTACCATCGCGAGCGCGCCGTGGGTTGCGACTTCCCGATGACGCTCGAAGTCGTCGGGACGTGTTCTTGCGAACCGACAACTACCGGCCCCAGTACCACTACGGAAGTCGCGACGACAACGGAAGCGCCCGGCACGACAACGGGCGTCCCGACTACTACAGAAGTACCGACCACTACGGAAGTCCCGACTACTACAGAAGTACCGACCACTACGAAAGTCGCGACGACAACGGAAGTACCGACCACTACGAAAGTCGCGACGACAACGAAAGTACCGACCACTACGAAAGTCGCGACGACAACCGAGTGGGTTAATCCGCACCCCGATAAGTGCTGTTTCTATGCCGCCGCCCAATGCACGGCTACTCCGCCATACGACTGTACCGCGGATAACTGGGCGACGATGGACAAGGCCTGTATCGACGGGTACGTGTCGCAGTGTTTTATGGAAAACGAAGACCTCATGTGCCACTTCCACGCGATAAACCCCGATAAGCCGTGCGCCGGTGGCACGCCTTACAAGTACAAGTATATCAATGACAACTGTTATCCCCAGAGGCACTGCGTATGACGACTATAGACCCAGACGAATTCGCCGCGCGAGCGGGCCACGTCGGCGCGACCACCCCTGAGCTCGACGCAGCCGGCGCAGACGCAGCCGTCGACGCGTGTCCGGCGCGCGGGGCCCCGGTGTCGATAACCGGCAAGTACGATACGGGCCAGACGTACACGATAGAAGCGGCCGGATGCTCTGCCGTGGGCGCGTGGCTAGTGGGTGGCTACGGGTGCGACAGGCCGTTGTGCCGGGTCTGTCGTTTCAACGGGACGTCTACAGACCCGAGAGATAACGCGTGGCTGCGGTACGTGGTATATTGGCAGAGCGCGGCGCGCGTGCTGCTGATGCCGGCCGATAAGTTCGCCACGGAAGAGCACGTGCGAAAGAGCATAGAGACGCTGAAGGCGCTGGCCACAGACGCAGATGCGGCGGCGCTCATCAACACGCTGGTAGACCGGGGGCGATTGTCTCAGGACGACGGAATACGGCTGGCGAAAAAGCACGGCCTGTTGGACGCACTGGCGGAGGCGGTACGGTGAACGCAGAAGACGCGATACGCGCGGCGTGGGCGCGGCCGCGAGACCCGGCGTTTCCGACGCACGCCAGCGTCTTGATTGCCGAACGGCGGGCCACCTGTAAAGCGTGTGACGTAGACCCGGCCTGCACGATTAGGTGGGCGTCGACGCACCGCGAGTGCCTGTTCAAGAAGCTGACCGGCAACAACGGGGTCGTGTGCCGGCACGACAAGTGGGGGGTGTTCCACCCGGGGTGGCTGCGTCGGCTGAAAGTCACGTACGTAATAAGCACGCGCAACGAACCGCTGTTGGCGTCTACGTGCCAGGCCGTGAAAGATAGCCGCGTCGACCCGAACGTCGACCTCGATTTACTGGTGATAGACGACGGCTCTGATTCGCCGGCGCGCGTGCCGTTCGGGCGCGTCGTGCGGAACGAAAAGCCGCGCGGCATAGGCGCTAACCTCAACGCGGGCACCGACATCGCGCTACAGAACGGCGCTGACGTGGTAGGGGTGCTTGATTCGCACATGAGAATACCGAAAGGTGTTCTAGAAAACGTGGCGCGGCGCGCCGCCGTGGAGAAGTGTCTCGCGTGTTCTGCGTCGTACGGCTGGGAGAACGAATCTAAAATGCGCCAGTGGGGCGGGTACCTGGTGAAGAAGCCGAGAGACTGTTTCGCCGTACGGTGGATAGGTGAGAAGTGGCCCCACCGCGACGGCGAAAAATGGAGGCGCCCCGAAGAGCCGTGGGCGCGCGTGCAGGCGATGATAGGCGCGTGTTACACCTACAGCCGCGAAACGATAGAAGAGCTTCGTAGGCCCACCGGCCTTCTTTGGGAAAGTTCGCTCGGCTGCTGGGGCTGGCTGCTCGAGCCCATGGCTTTCAAGGCGACGCTGATGCGCGTCCCCGTCTACGTGTCGCGCGATTACTTCACGCGGCACTTCTATCGTGCGTCTAATCCCGTGAAGAACGTCGCCGATGATAAGCTGATGAATATCTGTTACGCCTCAGGCGCGCTGTTTTCGCCACAGAATTGGCAACGATTCTTCGAACGGTTCTGCACTACTCGCGCAGGTTTTACGAAAAATCAGCGCGCTCAGGCTCTCGCTCGGCGCGGCCACCACACGAAAAGAGAACGGTGTTGGGGCGACGATGAGGAGAGCGATTTGCTGGAATGGTGCCCAGACTGTGACGTAGAGGAGAAAAAGCGCGAAGGCCGCCCGATTACGTACGCAGAAATTGTGTCCCGTCTCTCTCAACCCGTGAAAAAATAATTTGAACTTTCCTGTTTACTTTGGGACTGGTGTACGTTATAATATGTTGCGTGGAATTGGACAGGACATACGACTCGAATACAGAGGACATAGAAATGATTGGACAGGAAAATACGAGAGAATTTTTTGAGCCGTTGTGTGACGCGTCGGCGAAAGTCTTCGCCAAATTAGACCTCGAACCCGAAGACGTGCTTCACGTTTCTCTTCCCGAAAAGAAGTTCGTCTTGTGGGTTACTTCTAACAAGCCCACTCGTTTCGCGAGTTACGACGCGCGCCACTACTTCTTCGGACGGTTTCCAGAACGCCAGAACGTAGTAATCAATGAAGATAACGGCGCGTTAGGTTACGCGGTGCCGGCTACCGATTTCACGGTACTACTCGTCTACACGCTCTGGCCGTCTGGACAGATGCAGTTCGAAGACGAGGCAGCGACGGTGACCTTCAAATATCTTCTTGCCAGGTTCATGTCGCAGTCTTTCAAGGCCCGCGCCCGCGCCAAGTACCGCGCCGAGAAAATCGTCCCTCAATTCGAACATCTCGATAACGCGAACCTCCCGCTGTCTCCATACCAAACCGTGGCGCTGTACGGGTGTCTCAGGCAGGAGAGCGCGGCGCTGTTCATGGAACAGGGCACCGGCAAGACACCGGTGGTAATCGCCCGCATCTGTAATGAAGCCAGCGGCCCTAACTACTCTTCTTCGCGGATGTATCGCGCGTTGATAGTCTGCCCCAAGAATGTTCGCCTCAACTGGCGCAACGAGTTCGGCCGGTTCAGCACGGTGGCCGGGCGGGTCGCCGTGCTGCGCGGCGGAAAGTTCAATCGCGTTCGTACGCTCGTCGAAGCGTTCAAGAAGAACGGAGACGACGCCCGCTGGGTAGCTGTCATCTGTTCCTACGAGGCTATGACCTGCGCGTGGGACGTGCTCAGCGCCGTGCAGTGGGACCTGTGCGTGTTAGACGAGTCGCACTACATTAAGGCGTCTTACACGAGACGGTGGAGACAGGCGCAGAAGCTCAGGGAAATTTGCGCGCAGAGAATGTGCCTAACGGGCACGCCGACGACGAACATGCTCTTTGACCTCTACACGCAGTTAGAGTTTCTGGGAGAAGGCTTGAGCGGGTTCGCGTCGTTCAAATCGTTCAGGTACTACTACGGCCGGTGGGCGAAGGCGCGGTACGGCGAAATTCTAACCGGCTACACGAACGTCCCGCTGCTACAGGAGCGGCTGGCGCGGCTGGCGTTCATCATACAGAAGAAAGAAGCGCTGCCGGACCTTCCCGATAAACTCTACGACATCGTGGAAGTGGCGATGACCCCGGTGCAACGGAACCTCTACATCAAATTGGCCACGCGGCTGGCCGTAGAAATACGCGACAAGCTTCGCGAACCGAACACGCTCTCCGTCAGCAACGTGCTGACTAAACTTCTGCGCCTGGCACAAATCACGAGCGGGTTCGTCCGCTGGGACGACCGCTGGGACGACGAAACGCTAAAGCCGGGGGCGACGGAGACGCTCATACCGAACCCGAAACTCGACGCGCTAATGGCCCTGCTTAAAGACCGGTTGCGCGAAGAAAAAGTCATCGTCTGGTGCTGTTTCGTGCACGACATCAAACTGATAGTCGAGACGCTTGTGCTCGAGGGCGTTAAGTGCGTCACGCTCTACGGGGCCACGGACGATGAACAGCGCGCGGCTAACGTGAAGGCGTTCAACGAAGACCCCGACACGCGCGTGCTCATCGGCAACCCGGTGGCCGGAGGCATAGGCGTGAACCTTCTCGGGTACAACGTGGAAACCGGCGAGGGGCCCGGCTGCCAGCACGTCGTGTACTACTCGCAGAACTGGAGCATGACGGCGCGCGCGCAGAGCGAAGACCGGACTCACCGTCGCGGAACCCGCGAGCCGGTCCACTACACAGACCTGGTAGTGCCCGGCACCATCGATGAAGAGATACGGGCACGCGTCTTACAGAAACGGATATCCGCGTACCAGTTACAAGACATCCACGACATACTCAATCGGCTGCTCGAAGTCTTTCCGGAAGGAGACGAAGAATGAGCCGCGTATTCCTATTGGAAGAGCCTGATTACATCGACATCAGTAAAGCTAAGGCGTACGGCGAGACTGTCTTCGTGTTTGACCGGACTACCCGCCGGTGCAGCATTTTCGACAGCGAACAGTTTGGGAACGCTGTTCTCTCCCGGCTGAGAGAACTGAAATTCTCTCCGACACAAGACGCTTTCTGTGTGACGGGCCGTATAGTTCCGCTGATGATATCCGCGGCAGCTATGGTAGCGTACTATGGCAAAGTGACCATGTTGTTCTACAATACATCTGCCGAGGCGTACGTCGAGAGAACGCTCGACAGAGACGCGTGGCTCGCGTTCCACTGAGAGGAGGGTGCGCCGTGCAGAGCCGTGCACTAATCCAGATGTACCGGCTGTTCTTTGAGAAGTATCGGCGACTGTTGAACGTCATCCGCGACGTAGACGAGAACGCAGCGCCGCTGGAACGCCTGGTAGACGTAGCCTATTTGTTGAGAGAAATCGGCGCGACAGCCGACGAAATCAGGAAAGAGTGCAACCGCGCTAACGAGCGTCTGGCCCGCGTCATAGGTTTCCGGTGCGCCACGTTAGCGGTGCAGACGGGCTGCGAAGACCCGGCAACCGTACACGGCAAATTTGCCACCGGCTCGGTAGACGTCAAAATGGAAACGGTGTTACCGCGCCCCGGGACACCCGAGTACGAAAAGTTCGCCGACTACGCCGGCCTGCCACACGATCTGCGAACGCTGTTCAGGTTTCACTGGCCATCGGTCCAAGAACTGATATCAAAGGCTGTAACCGAAGGGCAGTCGCTTCCGCCGGGAATCGGCTCTGAGACGACGCGTCCCGTGTACGTCCTCAGGCTTAGAGAAACGCGGAGCCCCTTAGAGCCCGCGTCTACTAAGGCCCGTAGGAAACCCTTACCTACGGCGCCGAAAGGGCACAGACGGCCCCGTAGAGGGCCTGGAGGGCGTTGAGATGGCGGTGTACGTGTACGAAGAACCGCTGGGCGACACCGGCTGCGTGATAGGCAGCCGTCTGGCAGCCGACAGTACCGAAGAACTGCTGGAGTTCGCGGCGTGGCTCGGCTTCCAGAGGTCGTGGCTGCACGCGGACGAAGACCCGCCGCACTTCAGCCTGACGGCCGGCAGCCGCGCGGCCGCGATAGCGGCTGGCGCCTCCGTGCGCTACGTGCCGACGCCGCCGAGGCCTCGACATCTGGTGAACGTCATACACATACGATAGGAGACCGTGATGAACGTGTACGTCGCCTCGTCGTGGAAGAACGAAAACCGGATAACGGCTGTAGTGAACCTGTTAGAAAAAAACCTGTACCGGGTGTACGACTTCCGCAGGAACGACGCCTTCAAGTGGTCACAGGTAGACGCGAACTGGGAGACGTGGGACAGCCGTACGTTCATGGCGGCCCTACGACACGCGCGCGCGCGCGTCGGTTTTCGCGCGGACATGGCGGCCCTGCAGCTGTGCGACGTGTGCGTGTTGCTGCTTTCGTGCGGGCGCAGCGCGCACCTGGAGGCAGGCTGGTGCAAGGGCGCCGGCAAGCGCGTGATAGTCTGTCTGTCCCGGAGCGAAACGGCGCCGGCCGAACTGATGTACCTGATGGCCGACGCCGTGGTCGACAACTTGGATAGCCTACTTTTCGAAATAAATAAGATGCGCGCGGCTTATGGAGAAGTTACTAATGAAAACGGCGTATGAAACCTTGTTCGTTCTGGCGTGTCTCGCCGCGATAGTCCTATACGCGTTTCTACTTTTGTGACGCGCGACGAAGGGCCGCTTGAAGCTCTGGGTCGGGACGAAGGGCTGCACATCGCCGAAAGGAGGTGAACAGACGAACTGGTATACTGTCCCGTAAATTTACCGTGATTGTAGAGGAGACGCAGATGAAAAAGAGAAACAGTTCGTTGCCCGTGCTGGTGCCAGCGGGCCCGGCCGTACTGAAACGGCCGGCGTACGTGGAAACAGACGTCGTGGGCACTGAGACGCTGGGCCAGTACGTAATGCCGCCGCGCCTCAAAATCGTCCAGAGGCAGTCTGGCGAATCTCTGCTCGAGATAGCCAACCCCGGAGACGTGTTGCTGTCGCCGCTCAACGTGGCGGTGGTGGCACTCAACCGCGATGCCAAGAACGCCCCCGTGAAACCGGAAGACTCGGGCTTTCACTTCACGCCGGTGTTCTTCTGGCCGGAATACGTGACGTGGAACCCGCTCGAAACGCGCGGACAGCTTCCGGCCGTGCGCGAACGTTCGCTCGACCCGAAGAGCGACATCGCCAAAAAGGCCCGCAACCCCCGGATGCGGGAAGAAGAGATCGACGGGTTCGTGGTCCGGCACTGCGAACACCTCAACTATCTCATAGTCGCAGAAGACCTGGCTGCGTCTAACGACGTACCAGTGTTGTTGACGTTCGCGCGAGGCGAATTCGTGGCCGGAGCCAAACTGGCCGGCCTGATACAGATGCGCCGGGCGCCTATTTACGCGTGCCGGTTTTACACGAGTATCCGTCTGCGCGTCAACAACAAAGGCTCGTGGTACGGCCTCGAGTGCGAAAACCCGCGCGATAATCCGTGGGTCCCGGAGGCGAAGTACGCCGGTTTCAAAGCCATGCACGAAGCGTTCGTTAAGCTGCACGGCCAGATGCGCTTGCGCGCAGACATCGACGTCGAAGAACAGGGCGCAGAAGATATGTAGATTCGGGGGCCTGTGGCGGGGAGAAATATCTGTTCTCCCCGCCTCTTTCGCGTGGGGCAATGGACCTTCAAAACGTCAGCGTTTTCGCCGAACTGGAACGCGCCGGGTGGGCGTTTCAGATAATCAGCGCCTCGGAAATCAAGTGCGTGTGTCCGTTTCACGATGACGTCGTCCCGTCCTGTTCGGTCAACGTGGACAAGCGCGTGTTCAAGTGTTTCGCCGCCGGCTGCGGCCGGAGCGGCGATATCTTGACTCTCTTGGCCGGCATGCTTAAGACCACGAGAGCCGTGCTGTGGGAAGACGTAAGCGCGCGGTACGGCATATCGGAAGAACGGCGAATAGACGCAGAGGTGGTAGAGCGGTACCACAAAGCGATATGGGGCTCTGGGCCGTTCCTGCGAGAACTGTACGCGCGCGGCTTGACAGACGACATGATACGCGAACACCGGATAGGTTACGGACAGGGCCGCATAACTATACCCGTCGTGGATGAGAACGGGGCGTACGTGAACGTCAGACGGTACCTGCCGGGCGCCCCGTCGGCCGACAAGATGCGAAGTCTTCGCGGGCGCGGCCACGTTCGTCTGTACCCCGTACAGCAACTTAAACACGACACCGTCGTTCTGTGCGGAGGCGAACTTAAGGCCATAGTCGCCGCGGCCTTGCTCAACGATTACAAGATAGGCGCCGTATGTACCACGGGCGGGGAGGGCGGCTGGAGCCCCGAGTTCTCGCCCAAATTTAGAGACAAACGCGTCTACGTGTGCATGGACGTAGACCGGGCGGGAAGCGTCGCGGCGTACCGGCTGTGTACGTACCTGTACAACGAGGCCTCGTGGCTCGGGATAGTCCGGCTGCCGCTGTCTGTCGAACGGTACCCGCACGGAGACGTCAATGACTGGGTGGGCCGCGAGCGCGCGACAGCCAAAGACTTCAAAAAACTGTTAGACGCTACCGAGGCGTGGGTCCCGCGGGACGTAGACGTAGACCTGTCTACCAAAGAGATAGTCCCGCTGCGCCTCGTGCAAGCTACGCGAGGCGAGTTCATCAATCGTCGTATAGCCGTTCAGGGAGTCGTAGCCGCCGTGGACCCTGTGCCGTATGTCGTCCCCAAACGGCTGGCTTGTAAGTGCGACAGGGCCCAGAAGAACTGTCAGATATGTCCGCTTTTTCCCCAGCCGCCCAACGAGGAAGGCATTTCGTTCGCCGAAATTTCGCCGGAGGCGGCCGGCCTTCTGGAAACCATAGCGGCGCCTAAGAAACAGATGCGCGACGCGCTCGCGGCGGCGCTCCGGCTTCCGGTCTGTAAGTCGGTTACGTTCAGCCCAATCGAGTACTTCTCTGTCACGGACGTACGGCTGACCCCGCAGTTAGAAATAGCGAACCGTTCTGGAGAATCTACGATGCAGCCGGCATATTTCGTCGGCACGGACCTCGAGCTGAATACCGCGTACGAATTCAAGGGCCGCGTGCTGCCAGACCCCAAGACTCAACAGGCCATAATGCTCTCCAGCTCTGCGACACCGGTGCGAGACGCACTGTCGGTATACTCGCCCACGCAAGAAGAACTCGACCAGTTACTCGTGTTCCAGCCTAAGAAGTGGACGGTTGAGTCGGTGTCGTCTCGTCTCGAATCGATATACGCCGACTTGTCGGCGAACGTGACGCACATTTACCAGAGAACCGACCTGCACCTGTTCATGGATTTCGCCTGGCACAGCCCGCTGCTTATAGCCTTTGACGGACAGACTGTCAAGGGTTGGGTAGAAGTGCTGATAGTCGGCGACAGCTCGCAGGGCAAATCGGACACAGCCGCCGGGCTGATGCGGCACTACGGCCTCGGCGAGAAGGTGGAGTGCAAGAACGCCAGCGTAGCCGGCCTGCTCGGCGGCCTTCAGCAGATAGGCGGCCGATGGATGGTGACGTGGGGCGTCATACCTACGCACGACCGGCGTCTCGTCGTGCTCGAAGAGCTCAAGGGCACCAGCCCAGAAGTGATTAGCAAACTGACCGATATGCGCTCGTCGGGCGTAGCCGAGATACCGAAGATAGAGAAACGCCGGACGCACGCGCGCACGCGTCTCATAGGTTTGTCGAACCCTCGCAGCGACCGGCCGATATCTGCCTACAATTTCGGCGTAGACGCTATCAAAGAACTCGTGGGCGGCCTCGAAGACATACGCCGTTTCGACGCGTGTCTCGTTCTCGCGGCGAGCCAAATAGACGCGGCCGTGATAAACCGGTTGCAGATTGACCGGCCGACGGTAGAACCTACGTACCTATCGGAAGCGTGTCGCGGACTGATACTGTGGGCCTGGACCCGCGACGAGAACGGGGTGCGCTTTGAAAAGGCGACCACGTCCATGATACTGCGACAGGCGATAATACTGTGCGATAAATTCAGTGACATAGTGCCCATAGTCGACAAAGGCTCTATGCGGTACAAGCTCGCGCGCCTGTCTGCCGCGCTCGCGGCGCGGACGTTCTCGTGCGACGAAGACCGTTCGCGCGTGATAGTGCGGCCGTGTCACGCCGAGTATGTTTACCGTACGCTGGACCGCGTGTACTCCGAGCCGACATTCGGCTACGCCGATTTCTCGGCCGCGATAATGACCACGCGCTGCTTGACCGACGCCGCTGAGATAGAAAAACTGTTACTGCAGACCCCGTTCCCAGCCGACGTCGTGGAACAATTCCTGTACACCAACGACATAGAGCTGCGAGACGTCTGCGACTGGTGCGGGTGGGACCGGACTGCCGGCCTACAGCTCGTGTCTTTCTTGGTGCGCAAACATGCGATGTACCGCGAAGGCCGGTCGTACCGGAAGTCGTCGGCGTTCATAGATTTTCTCAAGACGTTACAGGCATCTAAGAAACTAGGCGACTCTAACAGGCCGCCGTACGTGAAGGAGGATTTCTGACGTGAAAGAAGAGATGAAAGTGATACGCGAGTTTATGGTCAAACACCGTTTCGCTGTCGATGCTAAGCTGCCGGACTGCGCTCAGCCGTTCCTGTTGTACTGTTCTACGTCTCTGCGCGAAATATCTGATAAGCTGGAGAGCCTGCTTCCGCACAACGACGACCGGCACGTGCGCGCGCACTTGATGATAGAAGAACTGTCTGAGACGCTCGACGGCTTGGCCGCCGGAGACCCGCTGAAAACGCTTGACAGCCTGGCAGACCTGTTGTACGTGGTAATCGGAACGGCTGTCGCCTTCGGCCTTCCGCTGTACGAAGCGTTCTGGGAAGTACACTGGTCGAACATGACTAAGGCTAAACGGATTGTCTACGACCCGAGACTGCGGAATAAAGGCGCCAGTTACTGGCCCCCAGACCTGAAGAAGGTGCTGAAAAAGACACAGTTGTACAGACACACGGGCGAGGCAGTTGAAGTGCCAAGAACGGGCTCTAGGGGGCCAAGGAGGCAGTCTAGATGAACGCCGTAGGCGTACACGTATTTGCCGGATGGCAGACGTACGGATTTCGTGAGGCGATGACAGTCTGCGCCCAGCTCGAGAGCCATGGGTTCGGTCTCGAGACGGCTTCGTCCATGGGCATCCTCACGCTGCCGCCGCCGTGGCCGCAGTTCGCGGTCGATGTAGTCTTCGGCAACCCGCGGTGCACGGGCTTCTCTTCGCTCACCAGCCGCCTCTCGGGAAAAAGCCACGGAGCCGCGGCTAAGCAGAACATCGATATCTGGGACCTGTGCAAATACGCCCTCAGTCTAAAACGAAGGCCGCGTTTCGTGGTGTGGGAAAGCGTCTGTGGCGCGTACACTACGGGGCGCGCCCTCGTCGAAGAACTGTGGAGAGACTATTTCAGGCCGAAACGGTACCGGCTTCTACACCTGTTCGTGAACGCGGCGACGTTCAACAACGCGCAAAAACGAAGACGATATTTCTTCATAGCATACCTTCCAGATTCCGGCCAGTTCTGGCCTTCGCGCCCCGCACTGCCCGAACGACAGGCTACCGTATGGGACCGTATACAAGAGTTTCGGTACACTAAAGCGCGGCCCGTTAAAAACTGGGACGTGCCGTACGACAAAACGTGTTACAAGGAATTTAAGCCCGAACCGTCAAAGATTATTCCGTACCTTCAGTTAGGCTGGAGCCTCACCGCCTTCGCTAAACGCGACTACGACACGTTAGCTAAGGTGTCGCCTAAATACGCTGACATGTGGGACGCGCGCCTGTCGGACATTCCGTTCGGCTTGTACACCCCGTACCGAATTTACCCGCACAGGCACAGCCCTACCATGCACTCTGGCGCACGGTGCTGGGTACACCCGTTTCAAGACCGCGGGTTTATGTTACAAGAACTGGCTGCCGTAATGGGCGTCCCGGTAATTCCGCGCGGCGAAAATCCCGTAGGCCAAATCGTTAAAGGCGTCGTGCCAGCCGTAGCCGAATGGCTGGCGCGCGCTATAGCCGACTACGGAAAATACGGCGCGTCTCCGGCCGATGACGACCGCATACACGTCGAATTCCCCGAAAACCGTGTGACAATACTAGATATGAGGCACTACGTGCCGGGAGGATAACATGGAATTCAACTCCGCCGATGAACTGTGGGCCTACGCGCTCGGCCAGCTGCTGCGCGGCGAACGACACAACAGCAGGGCCGGCGCGACCCGGGAAATTCTAGGCGCTAGCCTGACTCTGTCGAACATCGACCGCAATTTCGTGCTGAATGCGGACCGGTGTCTCGACCCCGCCTACGCCTGCGCAGAGCTTTTGTGGTACCTGTCGGGCAGCGACGACGTATCGATGATAGCCGCCTACGCCCCACACTACCGACGATTCGCAGACGGCGACACGGCCGCAGGCGCCTACGGAAAACGCTGGTGGGCCGACCCGGCCTATCGGCAGCGGAAGCCCAACGGCCCGGGCCAACTCGAAGACGTCATGCGACTGCTGACCTTGAAGCCGGAGACGCGACAGGCCGTAATGGTCTGCTGGAACGCCGGCGACCTGGTACGCGCGGTAGACGAGAACCCGAGAGACGTGCCGTGCACACTGTCCCTCCAGTTCCTCGTGCGCGGCGGGTTTCTGCACGCGATAATCACCATGCGCAGCGAAGACGCGTGGCTAGGCTTGCCATACGACCTGTTCGCATTTTCGTCTTTGCAGCAGATTATCGCGCAGAGCCTGGGGCTGAACCTCGGCAGATACGTCCACCAGGTGGGCAGCCTGCACCTCTACTCTAGAGACGCGGAACGGGCTACCGGGGCGGCGCTGGCGCACGCTGTTCAAGAAGCGCTAGACCGCGGGAGGCACCTGACGCACGCCGTCACGAGGTCGCGATTCAGTCTCGATTCTTCGATAAACTCTGCCCTGTCTGCCGAAAGAGTAGCGCGCGAGCGCCAAACATTTCTCAGCGCTACCGTTGACTTGCCGTCGAGCCTGTTAACCGACGTAGCCAATCTGTGCGCGTGTTACTGGACGGGCGTGTCCGTCACAGACGCTGTGTCTTCACTACTGTTAAAGGAGGCGTATCATGCTAATTATCGAGGGGCCAGACGGCGCAGGTAAGACCACGTTCGCGAGACGTCTTCTGGAAAGGCTTCCAGAACACGTGTACGGGCACTTCGGCCCGCTGCCCAGTAAGTGGGACTACTGGCGCAGCTACCTGCCATTCATCGCGCGAAACGTAGTGATGGACCGTTTCCACCTGTCGGAAATAGTGTACCGCGAGGCGCACGACGAGCCGCAGAACCTGGATCCGTTCGCGTACAAGTTGTTAGACGCCAAGGTGCGCTTAGTGGGCGGGTACACCGTAGTGATATACGGGATGAGCGTGGAACACCTTCACCCGCACGCCGGAGACCCGGCCGGAATTCTTCATCGCGTAAATGCGCTGTACCGTCTGTCAACCATGAGTACGTACGTGACCTCGTCGACAGTGTTCGCGCTCGACGTCGATTACGTAATAGAACTGTCTTCCACTAAGCCGTTCGCTGACGAGGTCGACGTAGAACATGTAGTGAACGAATACACCAAACGACAGGCGATAATCGACAGATTGGGGCTGTGCCGTGAACATTACGAAACGCTATAGGACTAAGCTCCGTGTGCTGCTGGCGTGCGCCGGAAAGCTGTCTACGCTGTCTACCTGTAAGCGCGACCGCGTGGGGGCGATAGTGGTGCCCGTCGACTGTTCGGCAGCGCTGGCGATAGGCTACAACGGGCCCGTGCGCGGCGCGCCCAACGACTCGTGCAGCGGCCAGCGCGGGCGCTGCGGGTGCGTACACGCCGAGGCTAACGCGCTGGTGAAACTCGGCCGCACGCCGGAGCCGTGCGTGCTGCTTACGACGCGCGCCCCGTGCCTGTACTGCGCGCGCCTCGCCGTGAACGTCGGCTGCATAGTGGCTGTAGTGTACGATAAGGTGTATCGTTCGCGCGCTGGCATCCGTCTGCTAGAAAAATGCGGAATACCGTGCCTATCGCGCGAAGAACTTGGGAGGGGTGACCGTGCTTTCGTTGAAAAATGGCGCACAGATTCTCCAGCCGGGCGACGCGCTGCCGCCGCTGCCGAAGGCGCCCGCTGAAGCGTTCATCGACGTAGAGACCACCGGCTTGAGCCCGTGGAAGGGCGACCGCGTCTGCGGAATCGGCGCGACGTGGGACGACTCGAAGAAAGTTTACTACCTGCCGGTGCGCCACCGAGACGCGTCCGCGAACTTGGCCCCGGAGCCGGCCTTCCTGTGGACGCGCGAACTGGTGCGGCGGGCCGGCCGCGTCGTAAACCACAACGTGAAATTCGACATGCACTTCTTGGCGCGCGACGGCGTAGACAACTGGACGTCTGTAGTCGACACGCTGACCGCGGCTAAACTGATAGACTCCGACCGGTTCAAGTACGACCTCACGTCGCTGGCCAAAGACTGGCTCAACGCCGATATATCGTGGGCCGAGAAACGGGTCTCCGGGTTCTTGGGCAGCGTCAGGGACAAGGCTAAGAATTATTCGTGGCTTCCCGCAGACGTGCTCGGGGAGTACTGTTGTCTCGACGTGTCGGTTACGAGAGACCTGTACCGGTGTATCGGACGACGCCTGCCCGAAGAGTGCAGAGACGTTTACGACACAGAACGTCTGTTGACGCCGGTCCTGTACGACATAGAAGAGAACGGCCTACGCGTAGACGTAGAAGAGCTTCAGAAGAAACGGCTAGAGTGTCTGTACCGGCTGCTGCGTCTCGAAGAAAAGATATCGGACATAGTGGGCGGGCCGATGCGCCCGCACACCAATGAAGACTGTTTCGACGTGCTGTGTAACCGGTATGGCCTTCCCGTGCTCGGCCGGACAGAGAAGGGCGACCCGAGCTTCGACCAAGAGGCGCTCGCGCGGTACTTCTACTACGTGCGCCACGACCCTAAGCTCACCGGCCTGATTGATAAAATTCTCGCGTACCGAAAGATACACACGTTCAACGGCTTGTTCGTCGAACAGTACCTGAAGCTGCAGGTCGACGGCCTGCTTCATCCTGAGTATAATCAGAGCGTCCGCACGGGCCGTCTCGCCTGTCACACGCCTAATGCCCAGCAGATATCTACCGAAGCCAAGGCGCTGATACACGCCCCCGCCGGCAGACGGTTTCTGTCGTACGATTACTCGCAGATAGAGTTCCGTATCATCGTACACTACATACAGAACGAAGAGGCGATACGGGCGTACCTCGAGAACCCCGACACCGATTTCCACCAGTGGGTCGCCGACCTGTGCCACATCAGCCGGCGGCCGGCCAAGAACGTGAACTTCATGATGGGGTACGGCGGAGGGCGCGACCTATGTGTCAGCATGTTACGACAGGAAGAGGAGCTCGCGAAAAGCGTGAACACGGAAAAGGGCCTCGTCGCGCTGGCCTACGCTGTTTACGACACGTACCACGCCCGCCTCCCCGAGCTCAAACGGACGTCTCACAAGGCTGCGGTAACAGCCCGCCAGCGCGGGTACGTGAAAGACGCCTACGGCCGGCGGCGCCATCTTCGCAGAGAGTTCACCTGGCGCGCGTTCAACACCGTCATGCAGGCGTCGGCGGCAGACGTCATCAAGGACCGGCTGGTAGCCGTGGCCCCGAGGTATAATCGGGAGACGCGCGAGGCCGGCGCGCGCATAGCGGCTAACGTGCACGACGAAATACTCTTCGACGTGCCCGAACGCTTCCGCGCGTACGGGCTGATAAAGCGCACGCTGGAAGCGCCTAAGGTCGCATTCCGCGTCCCGATAGTGGTGAAGCACGGAAAGAAGTCGAAAATATGGGAATCGTAACCCGTTATCTAGCAAGGATTTAACGACTATTCTCTAATTGTTTTTGCTATTTTAGTGGTAAACTTCGTCGCCATACGTATAGTAGTATGCGACACTTGACAACTGAAAGGTCGACGTAAACGCCCGCAAAGGCGTTTACCGAACTGCGCGCCCCGGCTGGGAGCTAGCACGAGCCAGTCGCCCGCCGCAGATAAAGAGGCGGAGCCGACCGACCGGACAACCGAACCGAGCAGAACAGACCCTGCCGGCCGCGAATCTTTGACAGCCGAATCGGGGGCACGAGCCCCCGACCGCCGGGAATGGCCTCCCGGCGCTGATGATGGCAGGCCCCATCGTACAGGAGACAGGACATGAAGACGTACAGGGCAGTATCTTGCGTAGTAATCGAAGACGGAGACGTACGGTACGTGGTGACCCGCGTGAAGCGCGACACGGTAACGGTGGGCCTCTTCCGCAAAAGCCAGGTCCGCCCGATAAAGACCGTCGCCTTCGACTCGCTGGCGGGCGCAGCCGAGTGGCTGACCTCCTACATCTTCCGCGACGATTATGACTACGACGACCTCCGCCACACTACGGCCGGCCTGCTGCGCCTCGGGCTGTAAAGCCTTCCGGTGTCCCCGGGGCATCCGCATGGCTCTTACGAACACAGGACCTCAGTTAAGGAGACAGGACAATGGCGTACCTCAAGTCGACGGCGACCATCACCAGGAGCGTCGGGCGCGCCGTGCTGGCCTCAGCGCTGCGCGACCTAATATAAGGAAGCGCCCCCGGGTGCCCGCCGTCTCAGACGGCGGCATCCCGGCGGCACTAGGCCGTTGGCCGACGTCCGGCGGACACCGGACACAGGAGAAATAAGATGGGTAAAGGACAGGTCCCCGCCCAGACCAGCCCGGCGGGAAAGAAGACGGCTGGCACGCAGGCCCCCGCGGACGTGGACGCGAAGCCCGACAAGAAACGTGTCGAGTTCAGGGGCAAGCCGCCCTACGAAATCTGCGTCCCTGAGGGCTTCGACTTCACGAAGTACAAGATGCTCAAGCGCGGCGTCTTCAAGACGGAGGCGCTCTTCTTCGAGCACCGCGCCGCGGAGTGCGAGTTCCGCGCGGAGCACTGGCGCAGCCGCGCCACGGAGAGCTCCGCGATGGGCGACAAGGCCCAGCGCGCCAAGGCCAAGAGGCTCATACGGCTCCAGGCCAAGTACGACGAACTCCGCGAGCAGCTCGTCGAACAGGGCGTCGACGTCGAAGCCATCGAGAAGATGATGGAGAAGGAGGCGAAGGAGTAAGCCGAATCGGGGGCGCGGGCCCCCGACCGACCGGGAGTGGCCGCCCGGCGCTGACGATGGCAGGCCCCATCGGACGAAAGGAGACAGGACATGAAAAAGGTGCTCATGCTCAGCAGCGCGCTAATCGACGGAAAGCTCAACGTGGGCGCCGTCGGGCGGAGGAGGTGACCTTTGCCAGACGAGGAGAAGATGCTCACGTCGCTGCTGCACTACTACGAGAGTTTGCTCGGGCAATGGGGCCGGGAGAGACTCATCCGCCTCAAGGCCGCCGAGAACGTCGCGCGCAAAGAGGTGCGCGCGTTCCTCCGCGTACTCCACAACGCTCCAGCCAACACCCGCAACGCCCGCCGGAAACTCGAGGCGTTCCGGCAGTCTAAAAGCAACGCAGCCGTGCGTAACTTCTGCGAAGTGGCCAGGCGGCTTAAGGCCCTTAGAGACGCCAGCGAAACCCGCGGGCCCGGTGTTACCCACGGGCCCGCCCGCTGAACGGGCTCTACCGCCCTCTCGGAAGGGTTCGCGGCCGGCTAGGCTGTCCGGCTTCCGCCTCGCGGCCATTCAGGCACACCACACAGGACAAACCACGTACAAAACTAAAGGAGAACGACGTGACTAAGCCGTGCGTCATGATGTGGCAGGAGGGCCGTATTTACCGCGGACAGAACACGCCCCGGAAACGCGGCAGCGACAACGGGATGGCGGAGGGCATCATGCGCCACCTGTCCGCCAGGGGAGACCTGACCGTAGTCTACTTCGGGCAGGGCGACGTAGACGTGCCGGGCGTGATACAAGTGGTGCCGGACGTCGAAGAAATAGACCCGCTCATCACGGCCAGGGAGCAGGAGGCGCGGTGGAAGAACGACTGGGCGACGCTGGCGCCGTACGAGCCGCGCCTGTCGCTCGAGGTGTGCAGCATGTCCGACGCGACCAACTACGCCCGCTACGGCACGCTGCTTCGGCAGACCGCCGTGCGCCACATAGCCCCGAAGCTGGCAGCCACCTCGCACTTCAAGATGCCGCGCATAGTGGTGTCGGCAGACATCCGCGCGTACCCCCTGAACCGCGAGATGCTAGACGACCCGTGGCTGGCGCCCGTCGCCATGCTGTGCCAGGTGGACCGAGAGCGCCGGAAGCGTTGGCACGGGCGGGAGGTCGTCATGCGCGAGGTGTACTCCGGCGCGGAGACGTGGCCGACGTTCCCGCGCGCCCCGGCCGGCCCCAGGCCCGACCCGGTGACCATGGTAGCGCGGGCGCACCTGGCCGACGGGTTCCGGCAGCCGGCGCGCGCCGCGGCCTTCGACGCGCTGTTCGGAGGCGACCTCCTGAGGGACCTCGGGCTGAAGATATACGGCGGGGGCTGGGAGGCGTACGGCGGCTATGACCCCGAAGTCATGGTGGGCGAGCGCCCCCACGCCGAAGTGATGGGCGCGCTGGCGCGCGCCCGCTGCGGCCCGATAGTCGAGTCGCACCTGCACAACACCGGCCCCAAGATGTTCATGTACCTCTCCCTCGGGTGCCGCCCCATACCGTACGGCCGGGGCGAGCCGTACACCTGCGACCCCTACGGCAGGCACGTGCCGCTGGGCTCGCCGTTCCGCGTACAGAACGCCCGCGAACTGCGGCGCGCTGTAGCCGGAAACCGTTTCGCGGAGATAGACACGACGCCGCGCTGGGGCACGCTGGACGACTGCGTCGACGCGACGCTCGCCGGCCGCAGGGACTGGGAGAGGTTCGGCGGCTACAGACTCCGATGAACGAGGCCGGGTTCACGCGGAAAGTCTGCGCCCGGCTGCGGGCGCGCGGCGCGCTGGTGTTCGCCGTGGTGGGCGGGCCGATGCAGGCGCCCGGCTGGCCGGACCGCTACGTCGCGCACCCGGCGTGGCAGGGGTGGCTGGAATTCAAGACGGCGCGCGGGCGGCTGGCGCCCGCGCAGAAAATAGTGCTCCGCGCCCTGTCGGAACGCGGGGCCAAGGCGTACGTGATGCGGCCGTCCGGCCCCGAGACGTGGGACGGAAAGCCGGCCGGAGACCCAGGCTTAGAGGAGCTGCTGAGATGACAGTCGTCGGGACGGCGCTCGACTTCTGCGAAGTGGCCAGGCGGCTTAAGGCCCTTAGAGACGCCAGCGAAACCCGCGGGCCCGGTGTTACCCACGGGCCCGCCCGCTGAACGGGCTCTACCGCCCTCTCGGAAGGGTTCGCGGCCATCGTAGACGCGCCATAACGCGGCCGGGGCGTTCGGCACCCCCGCGACGGCCACGTGCGCCGGACGACCGGGCCTACCACGCCGGGTGCGCGATAATCGCGCGGGAGATGCGGCCAACGTACTTGATAACTGTCCCGTGATAACTGGAAAAGACTTGTGAAGGGCCCAGTCCTTTACGAAGAGAATACGGGTACTACGGAGTAATACGTCTACGCGCGAACTCTATCTACCGCGCATTTGTTTTCCAGTTACCGCCCGTCCAATTACCAACAGGAGATAAAAATGAGTAAACGCGAACGCCGGCGCGCCGTCAGGCAGGCCGAGCTCGAGAAACTATTTCCCGACAGGAGGTGTCCGTCGTGCGGAAACGTGATCCTGAGAAGCCGGCAGTGGGTCGTCCCCGCGAAGTCGTGTCGCGCGTGCTGGATGCTTACCCGTACGCGGTCAAGTGCGCCGGCGGACACGAGCCCGGGGTAGAGGCGCTGCTGCGGGCGCTGGACAACTGGGACGGCGCCCGGCCGCTGGAGCCGTACCTCGCGGCCTGTTGCCGTGGCCGCCGTCCGCCCCGCAGCACGGTGAGCCTGGAGGACGTGGAAGAGCCGACGGCGTCAGAAAAAGATGACATCGAGGCCAGGGATACGATATCCTATATAATGGGTAGGCTAGACGCGTACGACCGCGTCATCCTGCGGCTGCGTTTCTGGGAGGGTATGACCTACGCGCAGATATCGGCGATAGTGAGCCTGAACCGGGCCGACGTCAGCCGCAGGGTCGAGCGGACGTTGAAATTCTGCAGAACAATTTTGAAGGAGAGGTGAAGAATGTTAGACAAGTTCTTCGCGGGCCTGCGCCACCAGGCGCCCATTGTGGTGGCGGTCGTGCTGCTCGCGGCCGTGTTCGCGCTCGTCGGCTGTCTGCCGACGCCGAAGACGTCCGCGCTCGGCGGCGCGCCGCTCGACGCCGTGTCGTTCAACAGCGCCGTGATAGTGCTCGAGCGCGACCTCGAGAACGCCGCCGCCGAGGCGCAGCGCAAGGTGGCGGACGCTAACCTGGACGTCCAGAGGGTGAACGCAGCCATAGTGGCCAAAGACCGGCTCGTGGAGGCGGGGCGCGCAGACCTGCAGGCGCAGGCCGAGGCTCGCCAGTCGCTGATAGCCGCCGTGTACGACAGCGTGCTGCCGATGGCGCAGTCCGCGGGCGCGCTGGTGGGCGTGCCGCCCGAGACGTCGCAGTTCATCCTCGGCGGCCTCTTCTCGCTGCTGTCCGGGACGCCGTTCGCCGTGTGGGCGTCGAAGCGGTCGTTCGCCGCGGGGCAGACCAAGAAATGAACGGGACCTTGAAGAAGCTGGGCGCTGTCGGGCTCGTCATGGTGATACTCGCCACGTCGGGCGTGACCGCGTCTTCGTGGTGGGACATGCGCTCTGCGTCGGTCCGGCACACCGAACAGATAGCCCGGCTCTCACAGACGGTAGAACTCCTGACGTCTAAGGTGGAAGCGCTGCCCGTCCTCGCCCAGCGTGTAGAGGCGGCGGACCGCCAGCGCGAGAAGGCCGAGGCGGCCCTCGAGGAAATAAGGAAGTCGCTGAGAGACATCGCCGTCGCGCAGGCGCGCCTGGAAGCGCTGCTCGAGAACAGAGAGTGAAGAAGAAGACTACAGCCGACCTGGAACGCGAACTGGTACTGCTGCGGCGCGCCATGGAGGCGTACCATCGCGGGGCGAAGCTCACCGCGGTCAACCGGCAGGTCATCAACCAGTACATGGAGAACGGGCTGTTCTTGGACATGGACCCAGACGACCCGCACTATCGCCCCGGCATGCGGCCCTGGCCGAAAGGCGTCAGCGGGAACCCGAAGGGCCGGCCGAAGGGGCGCATGGAGGTGTCGACGGTGCTGCGCCGGCTGATGGGCGTGGAGACGGAGCACCTCGGGAAGGCGTGCACGCTCGCCGAGAAGGTGGCGTTCGTCATGCTCGAAGAGATGCTCGACAAGCGCGACTCGCGGTGGGCGGACTTCGTGCTGAAGCGCGTCGACCCAGAGCGGCAGGTGGTTGATGCCGACGAGGCCCCGCGCGTGGTGAAAACGCCGCTGGAGGCGCCGGTATGAGCGTGCTGCAGGTAGACCCCGCGCCGGCGTGCACGGCTAACCCGGGAGGGCAGGCCGCGTTCGCCGTCGACTGGTCGCACCGCTACGTCGCGCTAGAGGGCGGCTGGGGCGCCGGCAAGACGTGGGCCGGGGCGAGGAAGCTCCTGACGCTGCACGTGGTGAACGCGTTCGACGGGGAGGGGCGGGCCACGTTCGTCCCCAGCGCCGTGGTGGCGCCGACGTACGGCAGCGCCAAGGACTACGTCGTCCCGGAGCTCGAGAACGCGGCGGACGAGTGCGGCCTGCGTTTCGAGTACCGGGCGTCCGGCAGCGCGGCCGGCGGGCAGTTCTCGGCCCCGCTCCTGCTGTTCCCCGATTTCAGCACGCGGCGCCGTCCGAGCGTGGTACTGATAAGGACGGCGGATTCGCCGGACACGATAACCGGCTGGCAGGCCGGCGCCGCGTGGGGCGACGAGGCGGCGCGCTGGCCGGAGTGCGTCAACGACCCGAAGCGCGACCCGTACACGCAGTTGGCCGGCCGGGTCCGGCACCCGGGGGCCCGCGTCCTCATGTGCGTGTTCACGTACACCAACGAGGGCGACACGACGCGCGTGTACCGGGAGTTCCACTCCGGCGCG